CACTGCGTCTTCAAGTTCCATTTCCTCAGCAGAGGTCTTCACCCCACCAGTCTCACCTAATACACGGGTTAACTTAAGCTTAAGCTCATCGTATGCCTTGTATGTTGACGGATCGGTAAACTCTTTAAGGGAATATGCCTTATCGTAGATCGCTTCCAACTTATCATCTTCAGCCAAGGCTGCAGGGTTATCGAAAGAAGAACGGTCGTAGTTACGATATCCATCTACCTGTGCGATCTTAATCTTAAAGTTCGCGCCCTTCCATAAGTCGAATGGGTTAACAGGGGTTTCGTCTTGGAACTGAGGTTGCATAGAGTCCATGATCTTATCAAAGATCTTCTTGCCGTATTCATAAAGGAATACTTTACCTTCGTTCTCTGGGTTACTTGGATCGCTAACTATGTAAATATTAGATACATAATGTAGACGACGTTTCTGGTCACGAGCGGTCTTCTTGTCGCTTTCAATGCCAGAGTTCCATAACTTCGTATTCATTTCTGATACTGGGTCGTCTTTTCCTATTGTAGTTAGTGATTTCTCAACATACCACTGACCAGTAGGACCTTGAAAGAAGTGATCCCAATACTTAGCCCAAGGAAGATCATCCCCTTCGACCTGTGGTAAGAATCGGACAACAGCATAGCCGTTACCTGCTTTATCCACGGTTGGTTTCCACTTGCGTTCGTCTTTGTACGATGTGTTGCTCTTCTTACCACTATCAGCTTCTGCTGCTGCGGTTAAAGAATCTAGTTTCATTGCACGTGCTTTTAAGTCTGAAAAACTCATTTTATATACTCCGTTGTATTAATTTGTATTAATTAGTATCATTGTGTAAAGGTCTTTAAAATCAGGTTCTTCATCTTCGTTCTATCGAAGTCCAAGAACTGTTGATATTTAATGACTTTCTTATAGATATCAGGCCACAGTATTGTTTCCGTAATCTTTGAATTGGCACCCTCAATAAAACCAGTAAGCCTATTCATTATACACACTGTCTCGAGAGACAATGTTCCTTCCAAATATAGATCGATAATCTTAGGGTATAATTTACCATCATTCCCTAACAACGTACCTAAGTCCATATCCGAAACATCTTCTAATTCATTCCTGAATATATAAGATAAACTATCTATACGTTTTAAGAACTGTGTATAAGTGTCCTCATCCCGTATCATATCACCAACCCACTTATTACCTGCTACCTGATGGCAAGCAAAGTATTTGATAATCTCTTTCTCATCCTTAAAACGGCTGCCAATCTTAGTTAGTTGGTACTTGTCGTTTCTTCCCCAGTAGCTCTTCTGGGTCACGTTAGTCTTAAACCTATACTTGAAACAATCATAAGAAGGACTGTTAAAGTGTAGGTTAACCGCGTGAGAATATTTATAAGCTTCAAAACCATCCATAACCATATTATACCTCAATCACACCCATAAGTCAAGTTAAATAGGCAAAGTATATGAGGGATTTCCTCCTACAATCATATTCAAATCCATTGCTTCGACTTCTAAGTGTTCCACAATGGACTTAGATAACAACCGCTTACAATCCCTTGGGTCAACTTCGTACTTCTCGCACACAGCAATGATGGCATCCAAATACTCAACGTTCCTGTTGTCTCTAATATAATCTTCGATTAGCTTCGAGAAGTTCTGTTTGTTAATATCTATTGGCATCGGAGTATCACCGTATCCTTATTGATTCGCCCAGTAGGAATACGCTTAACTGTCTTCAGCGTCTCTACGAGCTTGGTTATTTGTTTAGGGGTTTTCTTTAAAATATCAGGAAGTATATCAGCAGGTTTGCGTAACGCCATAACCTGAGAGAAGTCAGTACTAAACTTCTTGATAGTGGAACCACTAACCTGTAAGCCATCAGGAGTATCTGAGACGTATATGGTTAATTGTCGTGTTTTAGTATTGAACAAGTAGAGGTTCATCGACCCAGGAATTAACATAGGGTTGACAGACGTTAGCTTGTAGTCAGCGTTACTAGTCTCGAAATTTAGACGTTCGACCTGTTTGTCCGCGCCTTTCGGCTTCTTAGCCTTAATGGTTCGGGTTGCCTTCTTAGAGTTCTTGAATAGATCTACATCGGCAATAAGTCCTTCTAAGAATACTACACGGGCTTTAACTTCCCGCATCGTAAGGTCTGGATACGCTTCCTGTATCTCTTCGTCCTTATCAATGTACAACCTATAGTCTGTTAAGAACTCATTGATCCAAGCGAGTATATCAGTGAATGATTTGATGTCCTTAATAGTCAATTGATTGTATAAGTTATACTTGACCTTAGTAGCCTCTTTACCAGCCAACCACATATCCTCTATATCGTATAGATCTTGGACAATAGTAGTTAGAGCCACTTCACGAGTCCTTACAGAAGGAGCAACAACAATCTTAGTCACCTCCGTCTTCTTGACATCAGCAGCAGTTCTGTTGATTAGATCACCAGTAGTATATAACCGAGCGAATCGATCTTCCATCCAACGTCCAGCTTTAGACCACTGTCCGTCAAACTTATTACCTAGTGCTGTCCAATAACAAATAGAGGCGAGGATAGGGAGCGTAAGCTCGTGTGAAGGGTTTGCGAGGATAGCCGTATAGTGAGGCTTATCGAACTCTCGTTTAACGTAGTTCTTAACAGCTTCACCCATCTCCTTAGAGTCGACTTCGTGTTGAACGTAGTACCTGAAGTCGGAGAATGATCCCGAAGTGGGAGCACCTGCGAGTCCAGTTTTCTTTCTAGCTCGTGCTTTTTTTACTGCCATAACTATCACCATTTATCATAATATAGATATTATACCTCATTGCGAGGTAGAAGTAAAGCTTATTTTGAATATATTTTTGAGATATATTCTTCGAACTGTTCAACCTTCTCAACTCTGTCAGGCCATTTAATATACTCGCGCTCTGGATTAGCTTTCAAGTTATTAAGGAGAGGTGTGATTGCGTTATACAATTCGTCTAATTTGGTCTGGGTATTAGTAACTTTATCAGTGGACTTCTGTACGACATCTAATTCGTTTTCGTCTACTAGGGTGAACCCAAAATCGAACCCGTTATCCATGTAACACCTGAGCAGCACCTTTAGCCCATCCAACGGCAATTGATTCTACATGGAATAGAGAACGTGTTCCCATATCATCCGTGCTAACAACGTTACCTGATGCGTCCTTATATACAATACTGTATTGTGGACCTGACCCTAGTTGGTTTGGTATCTCGTGAACTTCCGCTACCGAACCGTCTTCTTTAAAATACTGATTCATAATTGCTAAATCCTTCCGCTAAAATATCTTCGTTGCCGTATGCTTCGTCTTCGTTTAACTCTCTTCTTTCAAAAAGTTGTTTAACGTGAACCATTTCGTGGCAAATTGTAGTAATTAATTCTTTAAGCTCTAACGTTTCCTCTACTTCTATTTCGTATTCGCCGTCTTCGCCTGATTCAAAAGCCCAGCCTACTACCCCGTCTTCCTTTAAATCTATTACTTGTAGGTCTATATATACCTCGTCTGGTACGCCTAGTTGCCCCCTACAAAAATCTACTACTTCGTAACCTAGTTCTAGTAAATTCATTTTTAAAGCCCCTTCAATTAATATACAACTATTATACCATATATCAGGGGCAAAGTAAACACTTATTTTACTTTATTTTAATGTTCTTTTACCTCTTGAGTGATCGATTCCATCTTACTCATATACATCATCAGTTCACGATCTTGGTGATCGCAAGTCTTTTCTAACAGATTGATGCGGTTTTCTAATACCTCTACCCTTCCTAACAACTTAACAACATCGTCCGTGGGTTTCCTAGTAATTGAAGCTATTGTAGAACCAGTCACTGCAGTTGAATTTGACATATTAATTTCCTTTATTTTCGTTTAATCTACTAGTCAATTCCATCTCGACTTCCTTGGCTAGTTCGATTGATGACTCAATGATATACACTAACTCGGGATTCTTCTGGGCTAGTATCTTTGCTTTAAGTAAGGTTATATTCAAAGCTTTAATCTTAACATGGATCTGTTCGTTAGAGTGTATCATAAGTATTTATCAATTCCCAGTGATGATTTCGTAGATTTCTTTCCAGTTATTTACACGAGTACAAGAGAAAGCATTAAGGTTAGTGTGGTTAGACATAAGCAAACCTTCTAAGCCAAACTTGTTTCCGTCAATAATGTTTTCTTCCTTATCTTCGATCCAGTAACAGTTAGTACCTTCCCATTGGGCTAGTACATCAGTCTTATCGTCCCCACAACCTAGGATAGTGAAACCATCCCACATTGACTCACCGAACACATTGAACAAGTTAGCTACACGCTTTTGCTGTGCTTCCTTGTTGGTAGTCTGTGAGGTAATCACGTGGAAGATATAACCGAACTCTTCATGTAATTTACGGACGTATTTGATAGCGTCACCTAATGGGGAAAGGGTTAACATCTCATCAGAGTCGTTAAACTCACGGACGTATTTCTTACCTTCCTCAGGGGTTAAGCCGAGTGCTTCACCTACGTTGTAGACACCAGAACAGCTAGAGAGCCCATACTTGTTCCACATCCAACGGTAGAAGTGAAACTCCCAGTCAAGTAGAACACCGTCAACGTCTGTTAAAATTACTTTGTCTTTCATAGTTACCTCTAAATTATTATACTAACCGTAAGTATTGGGCTTTGCAGTACGCAGTAGAAGTTTTGTAACCTTCCAAGCGAGCAGATTTATCGTTACGAATCATTGACACTACTACCTTATCGTTCTCAGATAAGTTAATGTAAGACGTACGAGGCATTTCATCGAAACGAGTTAACGAATCAGGGAAAATCTCTGAAGGCTTAACATACTTGCCTGTCTTAGGGTTAGTGCGCCCTTTAGTATATACAGCTACATCCAATATACCAGTCTCTGGGTCTACTGAGCGAAAACCTTCGTTTGAAACTACTAAACCATTTTCTAATAAAATCATAATCTAAATTCCTTCCTTCATTTAATATACAACTATTATACCGCATTTTTACTACGAAGTAAACACATTTCTTATATCGTTTAGTTATATCGTTATACTTCTGAGTCATATAAGTTGTGGGCGTCTTCATAACCGACCCAACGCTCTACGCCTGTGAACTTTAGACAATCAAGAAGATGTGAATCCTCTCTAAGTTTCATCAATTCCTCAGGGGTTGGGTTAGCTTCTTCAAGCTCTTTGATACGATTAGCCGCCCAGATTAGATACTGACCAGCATTCATTTGTTTATCAAGTTGTTCTTTATTCATCTTCCACC